ATGAAACTTAAACAGGTAGCCAATGAATACTATTCTTCCCATGATTACAAGAACTTGCGGGATGAAACTAAAGCACACTATCAGTACTGCTTGACCAACGCATTGGCTACCTCTGTCGATGGGGTAGTCATTGGTGAGGTTGATGTCACCAAGATGTCAACCAAACAATCCAAATTAGCCTATGACCAATGGTGTGATCGTGGTATCTCGACTGCGAATCACATCATGGCTGTCACCCGAATACTTTTTAACTACGCAGTACGAATGGAACACTGTAATATCAATCCTTTCGCTACGGTACGTAGGAGAGCCACACAGCCGCGTAAGGTGGTATGGACGAAGGGGGATGTCAGAAAGCTGTTAGACGCAGCCTACGGCGATTTTAGCACCCGTAACATAGGTTTGATTGCACACATGGCCTATGAATGGTGTCAGCGAGTGGGCGACATGCGTCTGCTTACGTGGGATGCAATAGACTTTGAAAAGAAACGTGTAGTGATTCAGCAGTCAAAGCGTAATGCGCAGGTTGAGTTGCCTATTGATGATGACCTACTTGATATGCTTATACAACAAGAGCAAGACTTTGGCTTTCAGCCTTACGTTGCACCCAGACCTGTGTCATACAGAGGGGTATATGAACCATACACCATGTATAAGCTGCCGTTACATGCACGTAAACTGATGGATGATGCTGGCTTGTCAAAAGAATTACGTCTGTCAGACCTAAGACGCACTGGCGTGACAGAAATGGTAGATGCGGATGTAGGAATAGGACAAATCATGTCGGTTACAGGACATGCTAACCCGCAGTCAGTTAAACCATATCTAAAAAATACGTATACAAGTGCAAATAATGCCTTGACAGCACGTAAGAATACATGATATAAGCATCTAACTGCCGCAGGGAACTATATATTATATATAATAATATACATATAGAAAGGATATATAAATGATAAATGTATATGACTTTGACGTAGCCAATGGCGAGACAAAGCGCATGAACTGTCCTGAATGTGGCGGGTATAAAACATTTACAGTGACCAATAACATGGGGTCACTTGTATGGAACTGCTACAAGGTAAGCTGCAGGGTTAGTGGTGGCACACGTGTTCACCTATCTGTAGATGACATACGTGCAGGCTTTAAGGGAGCCAAGGAGTTTGCTATGAATACATTTGAATTACCCCCATACGTAATACGACACAAGGACAACCTGTACATGAACAGGTGGTGTGACAGGTGGGGATTGGATGTAGATGAACTAGGCTTGTTGTATGATGTAAAGGAAAGCCGTGTGGTATTCCCTGTAATGCATGAGGGTAGAATGGTAGATGCTACTGGCAGATCATTATCAGGCCAGCGTTTACCTAAATGGAAAAGATATGGAAATAGTGGCTTGCCTTATACCTCTGGTTGTGGTAAAGTCGCAGTAGTTGTTGAGGACTGTGTAAGTGCAGCCGTTGTTGGTTACGGTTCCTTTGTCGGGGTTGCGCTTCTTGGAACGTCTCTTCAGGATACGCATAAAGGGTATCTTGCACAGTTCTCAACAGCAGTAATAGCGTTAGACCCCGATGCGCTACCTAAGACGTTACAGATGGCAAAGGAATTACGAGGACACGTCAACGATGTTCGTGTACTACGTTTGAAGGATGACTTGAAATATCGTAACCCGACAGATATGGAGAATTTAAATGGAATTATCACTAATTAGAAGTTTGATGGACAGGGGGTTTTACGAAGATCATCGTGGTTCTCGTTGCCCTGACCGTCTATTCAGTAAGGATGTACGTAAGATCAAGCAGTCTATCGACACTGCTATGGATCGTTATGAGCGTACCGTAACACCCGATGAGATTGAGGCATTGTTCATGGCGAACAACCCAACGCTCACTACGGCACAGAAGACTGCCTACTCAGCCTTGTTCTCGCAGATCAAACGTGAACAGCCTATGGGTAGCGACATAGCACAAGAGGTGTTATCTAAGTTGTTTCAACAGGTAATAGGCGAGGACATAGCTAACCTTGGCTTTGATTATGTCAACGGTGACAAGACTAGCCTTGAGCCTTTACGACAGATGCTTGAGCAATATGGTGATGACTTCACACCTAACCTAAAGATTGAGTGGGATGACATCGACATCGAAACTCTGCTTGCACGTAATGACCTTGAGGCACGTTGGACATTCAACATATCCAGCCTGACACGTAAGGTTGAAGGCGTTAACGATGGTCACTTGATTGAGATTGGTGCTAGACCCAACACAGGCAAGACATCCTTTCATGCCAGCTTGATTGCTGCGCCGGGTGGGTTTGCACATCAAGGTGCTAACTGCATTATCTTATGTAACGAGGAAGGCTATCACCGTGTGGGTGCTAGATACCTGACCGCTGCAACTGGCATGACTATGCATGAGATCAAGAAGAATCCTACTAAGGCACGTGATTTGTATGCACCAGTAAAGGAACGCATCAAGGTTAAGGATGCCACTGGTCGTGATATGAACTGGGTCGAGAGTGTATGTAAGGCATACAAGCCTGACATTGTTTTGCTAGATATGGGCGATAAGTTTGCTAAGACTGCTGGCTTTGCTCGTCCAGATGAGGCATTAAAAGCTAACGCAATTCATGCACGTATGATTGCCAAGCAGCATAGCTGCGCTGTTTTCTATATGTCGCAGCTATCTGCTGATGCGGAAGGTAAGGTTGTACTAAATCAAAGTATGATGGAAGGCTCTCGTACAGGTAAGGCTGCTGAGGCTGACCTTATGGTGCTGATAGCTAAGAACCCACCAGTACAGGGAGAGGATGAAGAAAGTACTCAGCGGCATCTCAATATTGTAAAAAATAAGTTGACAGGGTGGCATGGTAGTGTAGTCTGCAACCTTGAATATCAAACAGCGAGGTATACAGCATGAAGCTAGTATTAGACGTAGAGAACACAGTAACGCATCGTGATGGTAAGATGCATCTTGATCCATTTGAGCCTACCAACTCATTGACTATGGTTGGTATGCTGAACGATCAAGGTGTAGAAAGAATTGTAACATTTGACCACAGTGAGGTTGATGCTGACGACTTCGGACACACTGTTGTTCAAGAGTGGCTAGACAAAACTACGGTACTCATCTGCCATAATGCAGCATATGATTTATTGTGGCTATGGGAATCTGGATTCAAGTATGATGGGGCAGTGTTCGACACTATGCTTGTTGAATACGTACTGCAGCGTGGACAGAAAGAACCGCTGTCACTTGAGGCTTGCGCTGAACGCTACGAGTTAGATACCAAGAAGCAGGATACGTTGAAGGAGTACTTTAAGAAAGGCTATAGCACACGAGATATTCCACTAGATGAGTTGACTGAATATCTATCTGCTGACCTTCACGCTACCCAACAACTTGCAGATAAGTTGTGGCATCGTCTTAATACAAAAGCAGATGCTGGGCTATTGTCTACTGTTCGTTTGACTAATCGTCTAGCCAAGTGTCTCGCTAAGGTTTACCAGACTGGTTTCTCTGTTGACATGGACAAGCTAGAAGAAGTTCGTGAGGAGTTTGAGCAGGAAAAACAACAGCTTATCACTGACCTGCAATCACACGTACATACGGTCATGGGCGATACCCCTATCAACCTCAACAGCCCAGAGCAATTGTCTTGGGTTATTTATGGACGTAAGGTTATTGACAAACAAGATTGGGCAACTTTGATTGACCCATACATGAATGACGTTGAGTTCCGACAGCTTGTAGCTACAAGGACGCAGCGTTTATACCGCACGAATGCGGTGCAGTGCGGGGACTGTTATGGTTCTGGTTATATCCGCAAGACTAAAAAGAATGGTGAGCCTTTCGCTAAACCAAGCAAGTGTTTATCTTGTGGTACGGCAGGCTTCCAGTTCATCCCTACAGACAAACAAGCAGGCTTCAAGTTCAAGCCACCATCAGCTAAGTGGGCATCAGCCAATGGCTTTTCTACTAGCAAACAAAACCTTGAACTACTAGAAGCGGGTGCTAAGTCGCGTGGTATGGATGATGCAGTCGAGTTCTTATCTAAGGTGCGGCGGCTATCTGCTGTTGATACATACCTGTCATCCTTTGTGGATGGCATCAAGAACTACACCAAACAAGACGGTAAGCTGCACGTTAGCTTACTTCAACATCGCACCTCGACAGGTCGTCTGTCGGGGGCTAACCCTAATATGCAGAACATGCCACGTGGCGGCACGTTTCCTGTTAAGAAAGTATTCGTGTCACGATTCGATGGTGGTAAGATACTTGAGGCTGACTTTGCGCAGCTAGAGTTTCGTGCTGCCGCTTACTTATCACAAGATGAGGTAGCAATTGAGGAAGTATCTACTGGGTTTGATGTACATGCATACACCGCTAAAGTTATTACCGATGCTGGTCAGCCTACGAGTAGGCAGGATGCGAAGGCGCATACGTTTGCTCCACTCTACGGCGCAACAGGATTTGGTAGAACAAAAGCAGAAGCAGCGTACTACGAACACTTCAACAGCAAATACCAAGGGGTGGCATCATGGCATTCTCGATTGGCTAAAGAAGCTATAGATAAACAAAAAATAACCACGCCCTCTGGCAGAGAATACGCATTTCCAGATGTAGTACGCAAAGCTAGTGGGCGTGTGTCACACTTTACACAGATTAAAAATTACCCTGTGCAGGGCTTTGCTACAGGAGATATTGTACCTCTAGCCTTGTTGCATATTGATAAATTACTTCAGGGTAAAAAATCTTGTATAGTGAATACGGTACATGACAGCATCGTTATTGATGTACATCCTGATGAAGAAGTTCAGGTAATCAACATCATAGATCAAACAAATAAAGCATTACCTGAATTGATAAACACTAGATGGGGTATCAACTTTAATGTACCGTTATTATTAGAGTCAAAAATAGGTCCGAATTGGCTTGACACTAAGGATGTAATTTGATATAACTATGGACTATTCGCAAAAACAGAAGGAGAAAGTAATGACACAACTCACAACAATTGATACCGATAACTATGCTGCTATGGCTAAAGCTATGGGTATTGCACATGAGAAGACTAGCACATCATCTAGTTCGCTGGCACGGCTACGCATCAACCACTCACCGATTATGGGTACGGCAGATGTTAACGGCAAGAAAGTGAATGTAGAAGTTGTTGAAGGCGGTACGTACAAGCTAGAGATACCAGATGGCCCAACATATTATGCATCTAGTATCAAGATGCGTCCGTTCATGCAGCGTTTTATGCATAAGCGTTTTGTTCAAGCTACGGCTAAATCACCCAACCGTTACATCAAGAGTGTGATGGCAGACTCGCTAGACATTGACTTGAAGGATAACGATGGCGGGTTTAATTGTGGTAAGGCCGCAGGTTACATCAAGGACTTCAGTGCATTGCCTAAAGCACAACAGGAATTGTTGAAAGCCATCAAGCGTGTACGTGTAGTGCTGGGTGAGGTCGAGCTAGTCAATCCTACAAATGATAAAGGTGAGCCGGTTGAGGTTGCAAATACCCCATTCATCTGGGAGATTGACAATCGTGATGCCTTCAAGGAGATTGGTAC